GTCATTGGCAACATTAGCCGCCTTCTTGACCATGCTGATTGCTGACTGTATGCCAGCTAATGCGGTTAATGGATCAACGATCATTTCTTTCTCTCCCACTTAATGCAAACAACCCTTCGGTTGTAAACATCACCAGTCCAAGTCCACTTAATACATCGGTACTCTATGGTTGCCGCCAAGAGAAAGGCGATCACGGAAATGCCCAGATAACAATATAACTACAATAAATGACAAAACTACTAAACAAGACTGCCGCAACAAGTGCTTCAGCCCACTCTCTCATTGCTGCTCATCTGTTTGGAAAGCACCCTTGAAGCCAAAGGTTGCTGAAGAACTAAGTGTTGGACTCCATTGGCTTGGGTCTGCCAATAGTCTCAATACTTGATTGCGTTCAGCAGCAGGTAATGTTGACAACAAGTTAGCCGCACCTTGAGGTGTCTTCATGGCTTCTGTCAAGGTTTGCAATGTTTTAGTGCCAACAGCTCTCTCTAACTCGCTTATCACCTTGTTAGTTGATGAAGCCACTACACTTAAATAGGATGGCAATCTTATGAAAGAAGTTTGTTGTTTTAACAGTTGTGCAAGTGCGGCTTGACCTTCCTTGACTTGCTCTCCAACAGAAACTTGAGTCAATCGTTTTTGTGCTTGATCTCGCAACACAGACAAACTTGAATCTGCCAACTCGGTAGCAATGTTGTACTTGCCTGGTCCAAGAATTCTCTCAACTTCTTCAGGAGTCTCATTCTGAACCAAACGCACAAAGCCATCTTTATTGGTTTTCCACAACTTTAAAGCCTCACCAGACAGTTTACGCTCGGCAATCTTTTCCATGCCTTTTGTGTAATCAGTAAGATATTGGCGATAACCTTTACCACCAGACTCTTCAATTGCATCAATGATAAGAGGTCTAATGTCTCCAAGAACTTTAGAAGCAAGGTTTCTCTGAGAAGTTGCATCAATGCCAGGGCGTAGTTTCTGTATAGCCGCATTGACAGAATTCTTACGAATGGCATCCAACGCAACAGCATCTACCACGCCACCATTGTTTGTCCACCTTGTAATATCATCTGCAACATTCTTAACTGCGCCAACAAGTACATCATCACCAGCAAACTTTGGATTGTTGCCAATGGAAGAGATGCTTCTTGCCAAATTAGCGCCTTCAAGTGGTTTGATGCCAACAGATCGCAAAGCATCAGCCGCACCTTGAGCAAAACGAGCGCCTTGACCCAAGTCTAAAGAAGCATCTGCCGCTTTTGCTGCCCAATTGTCTGCCATGAGAGCTAAATCACCCTTGTAGGTATACCTTGTAAATCCAACAGGAACACCCTTCTTGATTAACTCAAGGCGACCTGCTGCCTCTGCCAATTCTCCAGCTTCAATCAATCTGCGAACATCAGCAACTTTAGCCGCAGCATCACCACTCAACATTCCTGCTTTTGCCTCATATTCAGCAACTGCTTTACCAAGATTTGCACGATTTAATGCAGTTTCTCTTGATGGAGTTGTAATAGCGTTTAAAGCATCCTTTGCTTTTTCAGCAACAGATCGAACCTCTGCGGCATTCTCACCACCAGCCAACTTAGACAAAGCCTTTAAAGAATCATCTTCATTGAATAACCTAACTTTTCGCAAAAATTGCGGGTCTTGTTGCAAAGCATCATCAATCAATGCTTGCCATTTAGGATTGTTAACATAAGCTGTAATTTCAGCAACACTCGCATTGGGAGGAGCTTTCTTTAGTGCGGAAAGCACATCAGGAAGGTCTTTACCAAGAGACAATTGAGCCAAAGTAGCCGCTTTTTGTGCAGGAGCATTAAATAAATCCACTACCTTGCCAAAACCAGCACTTAATGCTTGACCAACAACACGACCACCAGCTTCATAGGTTGCACCTTCAAGCACGTTTCTAACGGGTTGTGTTTGGGCTTGCTCAGGAGTCATGCCACCAAGGTAAATATCACCTAGTTTTAAAGCCTCTTTAGCCATGCCATAACCAAGACCTGCCCCACCAACAATACCTGCTGGCCCTGCTGGAGTACCTAGCAAACCACCACCAACAGCACCCATTGCTTCAACTGTTGGAGCAACTACTGGTCTAGCAATATTTCGATAAACCAATTGACTTGTAGTTAAGTTTGGTTCATTTCTAGCCGCAGGAACAGGCTTGCCATAGCCAGGTATTTGAGCTGAAAGAGGAGCAGGATAACGAGCCGCTAACCTAGCAGTTTCATCCATCTCTTGTTCTTTGGGTTGTGCAGAAACACCGCCCATTTGTGATGCTAAAGCCGCATAATCAATGGTGGAGGGTTGTGCGACTGCACCGCCAAATTGTTTAGCAAGTTTTTCGTAATCCATTTAGCGCTCCAATGATTTTCTAAATTGTGCTGCCGCTTCAGCATTAGGAAAATTAAACACTTGACCATTTGGTGCTGTTACAGAGTTTCCACCAAAAGAAGGCTTAGTAGGCTGCTCTGCTTTGTAAGAGTACGTCATGTCGTACGCTTCTTTAAGACGAGTTCTAGAGCCTTGAATGTCTCCAATAACTTGATCTAACGCAGCTTTAACATCTTTAGCATCTTGACGACGATCAATAGCCGCAAACGATGCTTTCAATTGCGTGTTTTCTTGATTTGATACATTGCCTAATGCGCCACCTGTTTTTGACATATCTCGCATATCTTGTAATGCTTGGAAACCGCCTTTAGCAATAATTTTGTCGTACAAAGCCTGAGCACGACGTCCATTTGCTGTAATGCCAGGCAATCGTCCTGCGGCTATTCCTGTAATCTCCGAAAGACCAGGATCGTCACGAAGTTTCTCAATATCTTTAATAAATGAATCAGCCTTGCTTTCAAATCCTTTAATTGCAGAAGTTGCTTGTGGGTAAGCCGCTTCACGTTTTTGCTTCTCTTTTGGAGTAAGCAATTCAACAGAAGCAGATTCTTTTAATGAAGCCGCCAGTTGAGCAATATCACGTTTAGCATCAGTTTGCAATTGAGCAATTTGAAGACGAGTAGCTCCAGCCTCTTTTGCCGCCTCAATCCGAGCGTCAGCCGAAACTTTTGCCGCATCTATTCTTGCTTGATTAGCCGCAGCAGAAGTCTCTGTCCTAGCTTGAGTGGCTTCTCTTCTGCTTTCAGATGCTGTTAAAGCCGCCAAAACTTTTTCTGGCGGGCCATATTTGGTTAAAACGCCAAGAATTTGATCTTGTGTTGCATTAGGGCCAAGTGCAGATAACTCATCACGCAGCTTTTCTTCTTGGTTAATGCCAAACTCAGTTTTAGCTGCTTGTGCCAAAGATGCTTTTTCTGCCGCCCGTCTTTGTTGTGCTAAAGCCATCTCACTTTGAGCCTTACGAGCTAAGTCTGCAAGAGCAAATGCACCTTGTTGATCGCCCATTTGTGCCAACATCTGAGCGCCTTGTAGGATCGACTCAGGGTTAGTCTGGTCTATCTGTTGGGCAATAGTGTTTCTAGCACTAATCATCTTTAGTTGTGGGTCTTCAATGCCCATAGCACCACCAATAGCACCACCAAGACCTCTAGCACCCGCATAGGTCATTGCCGCACCACGTGCAACAGGGTCTAGTTGTGCTAGTTCAATCCCTTCACGCAAAGCACTTCTGCGCTGTTGCTCACCATACATTTGTGGTGTTAAACCAAAAAGGCTACCTACTATATTTTCTGCCATGATAAATCCTTAAGAGAATAAGCCACTAAAGAAATTTCCTGCAGCAGTATTAAATGCTGGCGAAGCACCTAAACCACCTAGCACATTTGCATAAGGATTATTTGTGGCGGCTTGTCCTGTCGCCAAGGCTACGCTTTGACCAGCACCCTGCAAACCTAGTTGACCAACTCTTGCCCCCGCAGTCGATGCTTCTTTACCAAGTTGTGCGCCAATTGTGAAGGGCTGCTGACCCAAAGCCTCAAGACCTTGAACTTGACCAAAAGCAGTCGTGTAAGGAGCATAAGCCGCTTGTTGACCACCATAGTACTGACCCATAGTCTGAGCGCCTTGACCAAGCAAACCTGCACCGAAAGCAACCTGTTGCTGACCAGCTTGTTGAGCTTGAGCCGCCAAGACAGCTTCTTGTTGCGCTCTAGCATTAAACAAAGCCTGTAGTTCAGGAGTTGTAGCACCCATAGTACCGCCTTGGGCAACAGCCAAACCACCACGACCTTGTTGTTGCAGTCTGTTTTGCAGATTAGCTAACTCTAACTCTCTGCCTGGTTGCAACAAAGCCATCTGTTGATTAAGATAGTTCTGTGCGACAGATTCAGGAGATTGAGCCAAGTATTGATTACCAAGACCAAACAATCTTTGAGCGCCTGTTTGCAAAGGAGCAAATTGAGCCTGTGCTTGTTCAGCTTGAGTCAACCCTGCATTAGACAAAGCCATGAACCTATCTTGTTGTGCTTTGGCTTCAGGGCTTAGTGTGTAACCTGCGCTAACCAATTGACCTGTTACTGGATCGACTTGGAATTGTGAAGTACCAAAGCGAGTAGTCATGCCAACAGGTCTGAAAGCGGCAGCTTGTTTGGCAGCAGCAGTCTCAGCATCAATACGTGCTTGCGCAGCAATGGCGGCTTCTCTTGAAGTTTGACTCTGTAACAAGCCACCACCAAGTGTTAAGCCAGAAGACAACAAAGAACCAATTTGAGTTGCTGTTAAACCAGTACCAGTACCAGTTCCAGTGCCAGTTCCCGTTCCCGTTCCCGTTCCCGTTCCCGTTCCCGTTCCTGTACCAGTACCTGTACCAGTACCTGTTACTGTTCCAGTGCCAACTCCAGTTCCTGCTCCAGTAACATTCACGCCTGTATTTAAAGCACCACTACCCAAGCCTGTCAAACCAGTAGTAACTCCTGTATCTAATGCACCCAAACCAACATTGGCAGCATTTGTCAAACCAGTAAGACCACCAACA